CTTTTAAACAAATATTAATATAATTACATGAATTATTACCATTCCATAAGAGAGAATGTGCTCTCCAATAAGCTTGTATATTATTATCATCACATAAGTTATCATTAGGATTCCTATCAATTGGAATACCATTTTCTCGCATATATCTAAAATATTCAGGATTATGAATATATCTATTTTTTTTAACAATATTACCAGTTTTCCAATCAAATGCTGTATGACATATCCAACACCACATTTGATCACATCCGGATGATTTCATAATAGCATTTTTACAACCAGGACAAGGTTTAGTATCTTTATTAATAATTTTAGCAGTTTCAATATCATCTTTATCACAAACATGATTATCATCAATAATTTTATGACATTCTTTACAAGTATATTGTTTACATAATAAACAATACCAATCAGAATTTACAAATCCTTCACAATCAGGATTTTTACAAGGATAAATATAACTACTTTTTTTAATATTTTCTAATTTTCTTCTACCATCTAAATTTAATTCATTTTTAATATATTGTTTATATCCACCAATAGAATGTAATTTAATATAATATGTTAAAGAATATTTGACTTCATTATCAAGTTCATCTTTAATAGTATTAATTTTTTCTATTAAATTATCTTTTTCTTGAATAATATCAATAAATTTTAAAGTATGTGGTATTTGTGCTTTATCTTCTAACATTAAAACTTCTTTAATATGATTTTTCAAAGTATTATCTACATATATTTTTGTAAACATATCAATTAAATTTTTTCTGGTTAGAGTTTTTTGACAATTAGGACAAGGTTTATCAACTTTAATTTTTTCTATTAAATATTTATTCCAGCATGGTTTACATACAACATATGAACAATATGGACATTTAGAAGTATTATTTTTTTTAAAAGTTTCACAACATAGTGAACAATCTATACTCATATTTGATTAACTGAGTAAGTAAAAAAAAAATCATTTTTTTTAAAGTATTAAATTATTTTTTAATTGGAATAAGCTAAACCACCCATACCACTTAATATACGTAAAACGTTATAATTAGTTCCCCAAACTTTCAAAGTTCCAGGAGATTTACTTTTAACAATTAATCGTGCAGTATCAATACGACTCATATTAAGTGTTCCGGATGGTTGATGTTCTTCTGGTTTAAGAGCAAATGAATATACATTAATACCTTTATTTTGAGAAATATTAGTATGATGTTGATATTGTTGAACTAATGAGAAATAATCCCCATCTCTTGGTGTGAATCGATCATTACCATTTAATTGTAATGAAGCTTGAACAACAGGATTTTGACCACTTGGAACAACACCTAATATTATATTAGTTAAATTAGAATAATTACCAACTGCTCGGTTTAAATTATATGCAATATTGGAATCAAGAGCTATATTACAACTAAATATTTCAGTTGTATAATTATACCAAACTTCATTATCATCAGGTTTAATAGTCCAAACTAATTCTTTAACAGGATGATTCATTGTTAATTGAATGCTTTTTTGTTCTTCTTTAATAGTGTCTTCTCCAGAATATTGTAATTGTTCAATTAAATATTCATGAGATAATTGTGCAAATCTACGACGTTCATCAGTATCTAAAAAGATGTAATCAGCATATAAAGTTGCATTTTTAATATATTTTTTAGTAACAGTTCCTACATTTTTCTGATAAGCAGAACCAACATATGTACAATTTTCAAATGTTTCAATTTCAATATTAACTTTAACTTCATGATATTGTAAAGCAATTAAAGGTAAAGCTAAACCGATATTTCTACAAAACCAAAATTCAAAAGGTATATATAATTTAGTATCTTTAAAGCTTGTCATATCAGTATCAGCTCCAACCATAGTTTGATAACCGTTTTGTTTTTCAATAGGTAATGATAATTCATTCCAAATATACATCCAATCAGAATATTGTTTATCAATTTTTTGACCACCAATTTCTAATTCTACAGATTTAATTAAACGTAATCCGATATAATTGACATATCTGTGTGCTTGATTATTAGTCCATACATTTGGAGGAATATTTTGTAATTGTGGTAAATCAACTTCTAAAATCATTTTACTAACTAAATCTCCATTACGTGAAATTTGTGATGTAACTCTATTACCAAAATCAAAATTGCCACTAAAAGATTGTCTGATAGATTCGATAGAAAAATTAGTATGTCTTCTATATACCACTTTAAAGAAAGTAATTTGCGGATTACCGGTTAAATAAACATCTTGTGCTCCATAGGCAACTAATTGAAGTAAACCTCCACCCATTTTTAAGTATTTATTATATATAAAAGAAAAAATATATAATAAAAGTAATTTATAAATTATTAATAAAGATGATGAAAGAAAGATGTAGTAAAAAACGAATACATGTAATAGATAATGTAACAGAAGCAAGTACATTAGATGATATTCATATAAATACAATAAAAAAATTTAAAGAAAAGAATACAAATATTAATAATTTGGTAAATGATATAAAAAATTTAAAAATAATAAATATAGATATAAATAATAAAATAATAAATGATGATATAAATAGTAGTGAAAAAAAAAAGTTATGGTATAGTAATATATTGGTAAATGAGGATATATTAAATAAAACAAGAGCATTAAATGAATTAAATGAATCAAATGAAATTGATTATTATGAAAAAACGGGTAAAATTCTTTTTAATTATTATGACATTTTAGATAAAAATGTTCATACTAATAATATTTCAGTAAATAAGAATAAAAAATTTACAATTTTGGATGCATTAAATATAAATATAGAAAAGGAAATAGATTCGAATGTAAATAATAAGACAAAGACTTCTTTAGTAAATGAATATTTATCAATAACAGGTAATAAATATATAAATCATATAGATGGTGAATTTATAAGTGAATTATGTAATAATTGTAATAAAGGAAATATGATAAATTTACAACATGAAGCAATATCAATATGTATAGAATGTGGACATCAAGATTTTTTATTGGCAGAACAGAATAGACCAATAATGATAAATGATAAGAAGGATAATATTCATTATAGTTATAAAAGAATAAATCATTTTAGAGAGTGGTGTAATCAGGTTCAAGGTAAAGAAAGTACGGATATTCCGAATGAAGTATTTGATAAAATTTTGAATGAATTAAAAAAAGAAAAGATAACAGATACAAAAATGTTAACTCCAAAACATATGAGATCAATATTAAAAAAGTTAAGAACGCATAAATATTATGAGCATGCAGCATATATAATAAATAGAATAAATGGTGTGCCTCCCCCACAATTTAGTCCAGAATTAGAACAAACATTATCAAATATGTTTATGCAAACGCAACCTTTATTTATTAAACATGCTCCAAGTAATAGATTAAATTTTATTTCTTATTCGTATATATTGCATAAATTTTTTTTAATTTTAGATTTACCGGAATATTTACCATTATTTCCTTTATTAAAAAGTAGGCAAAAAATAGCACAAAATGAGGAAACATTTAAGAAGATATGTAATGAATTAAAATGGAAATGGATACCTTCAATCTAAATTATCGACAGTAAAAATAATTTTACATTCTTTAATTAAACTTTGTTTATAATTAACCATTTTACATTGATTAGCAATTTTAAATAATATTTTTGCTTTTTCTTTATATAAATCTGATTCTTCAAGTGTTTCAACAATTCTGGATTGGTTAAATAATTCTTGGTGTTTTTCAAATAATAAATCAAAAATTTTTAAACTAATATTAATGTATAGATCTTTAGCTAATTCCATTTCAATCCATTGATTATTATGATTTTGTTTATACCATTTATCATTATGAACTTTATAATCATTTTTATAAATATTATAAATTAAGATAGCTAAATCAAAATGGCTACCTTTAGAATTAATAACATTATGTATTAATACGTTTAATTCAGTTTCTAAATTCATTTATTATAAATTAATTTTATTTATGTTTAAATATATTTTTTATACAGGAAAATTCATGAGACGAAAACCTGTAGCTAATCCGACTCCTTGTTGAGCTGATTGTGAGAATGTGGGGCTAATAACATCTAATATAGCAAAAATACATGCAGATGTTACAGCTAAAATAGATATTTCCCAACCATTTAATTTATTAGGTCCGATCATATCTAATAAGTGTGCAACTAATGCTATAGCAAAACCTTGAAATAAATATTTCAAAATTTTTAATATTAATTCATTAGAATCTATTTCAACCATTTTTAAATGTTTTAATATATAAAGATATATTATATTTTTTAATAAATATGGAAAAAACAAAAATTGATTATTTAGATGAAGACGAACCAATTAGAAATCAAAATTATGTATGTTTATCTTTTTTAAATCCAGAAGATACTATTATAAAGAATAAAGAATTATTTTATTTTAATAATTTTTTAAAAAAATTTAGTAATGATATGGATTTATTATTTGAAAATTTAAAAGATAAATATAAAGATGATATAGATATGATAAATTCTATAAAAGATAATCATAATTATATATCAAATATGGATGAATTAAATGAACAATTTCAATTTTATAAAAATACAAATGCTCATAAAATAGAAGATGAATATTATAAAAATAATTTAAAAACAACACAACGAGGTATAAAAGTGAGAGGTGTATATGATAGTGAAGATCTTGCAAAAAAAAGAGTAGAAATTTTGAATAAAAAGGATAAATATCATAATATATATATAGCTCAAGTAGGTTGTTGGTTACCATATGAATCGCATATAACAAATAATATAGAAGAACAAGAATATCCAGAACAACAATTAAATACACTTATGAAACATTATAAAGAAAATAAAGATCAAAAAGATATAATTTTTGATACAAGAACAACAAATGCAATAAATAAAAATAGTATTGAATCAAAATTAGAAAATCAATTTGAAAATACAAAAATAATAAGTGATGAATTGAATGAGGGTGTAGATCCATGGTTACAAAATAAAGAAAAAAAAATGGTTGAAATAGATTAAAATGTGATTTTTATTATTTTTTTTTACTCATATTTAATGATAAATACAGTTATTAAATATGAATAAAAAACCTTCAATGAAGTTAGAATTAAAAAAATTTGATCCTTCAAAAATTAATGATGATTCTGTTATAGTAGCAATTGCAGCAAGAAATAGAGGAAAAAGTATTTGTTTAAGAGATATATTATCAAATCATTGTAGTATACCAATTGGTATGGTAATAAGTCCAACAGAACACGCCAATGCATTTTTTCAAAATTTTATTCCAAAAATATTAATTCATGATGAATATTCTCCAGAATTAATAGAAAAATATGTTCATAGGCAACAAAAAATATCAGCTAAATTTAAAAAAGAAAAAAAAGATTTTGGTTATTCTACAATTGATCCAAGATCTTTTTTAGTAATGGATGATGCAATGTATGATAAAACTTGGGTAAGTGATACAAATATTAGAAAAATATTTATGAATGGTAGGCATTATAAAATAATGTTTCTTTTAACAATGCAATTTCCTATGGGTATAACTCCTGCTTTAAGAACAAATATAGATTATGTTTTTATTTTTAAAGAAAATATAAAAAAAAATAGGGAAAGATTATATGATCATTATGCTGGAATGTTTCCAAGTTTAGCGGTATTTGAACAAGTTTTAGAACAAGTAACTCAAGATTATGGTTGTTTAGTTATAAACAATAGAGCAAATGGAAATAAATTAGAAGATCAAGTATTTTGGTATAAAGCAGATCCGAATAAAAAGTTAAAAATGTGTGACAATGAATTATGGGATATACAAGCTTTACAAGATGAAAAAGAAAAACATTCATCATATAATGATGATGTAGATGAGGATGAAGACTATGATCCAAATGTTATTATAAAAAAAAAAAATACTTGTAAAATTACAGTTAAAAAAAATAATTAAGGCATTTTGAAACCTGTATCAATATTTTCTAATATTTCTGTTTTATTTTCAATGTTATTATTTGATAACATATAGATAATAAATGTAGTTACAATAAATAATATTATAAATATTACAATATCTTTTCCTTTTATAAATTCTTTTTTTTCAAATATATTAATAATATAAAATAGAATTAAAGTAATACATAATGAATATATATAATACATTTTATTTATTATATTATCCTTATTTTATTTAAAAAAACGCATTTTCTTCAACTTGATTATTTATATAAATAATTTTATTATCAAATTCTTTATCAAAATTTGTTTTTAATTCTTGTGATTCATTAGATTGTAATTCATTAGATTGTAATTCATTAGATTGTAATTCATTAGATTGTGATTCATTAGATTGTAATTCATTAGATTGTAATTCATTAGATTTTTCTTGTAATTTATTAGATTGTA